CGGTTCAGTGGTTGGCGGTTTAGGGGCTGCTGGCGTAGGTGCGTCCGTTGCCACTTTGGCGACCTTGCCCTGCTCCACCAAACGACGGGCAACACCATAAGGCAATAACTGCCGTGTGCCTTTTGCAAGGGTGACAGTGTAGACGCCCGACGGCACAAGGGTTTGCTCGAGCACGTTAACGAGCACAGGTACTTTGGCAAGGGCTTCAACGTCTTGAGTGTTGAGGCTGTAGGTCAGCGACGGGTCAGGGCGGGTATTGACGGGGTTAGGTACTGCCAACTTGATAGGCTCGCCAAGCTCTGCTAGCGTGCGCCCCAAGAACAGGTCAAAGGGCAGGTTGCTTTCAGGCTGCTCGGCGTCAAGAAGGACAGGCACAAGCCGCTTGGGAATGTAGACGCAGCTTGCCCCGTGAAAGTTCTCGAGCGTTTTGGCGTCTACCAGTTGCGGCGTGATGGCTTCTTGGGCGTAGGCGGCGCGTTCAATTTCCCCAGGATGATTACTGCGCCGTGAGTTGGAGAACGACACTACGGTATCGAGGTAGCCAGCAAGCTCGAGCCACGTAAGCAGTGTCGGGGAAACCTCTAAGTCATCCCCAAGCAAGAGCACGTCTTGGTGGTGATGTCGTGCTATTTCAAGGGCGGTCAGGGCGTGGCGGCGGTTGTCTTTGAGGCTGGTTTCATTGCCGTACACAATGACGTTCTGGGCAGACGCCGCGCTGTCAGCGTGCTCAAGGTCATACGTCACCCAGTTGTCAAAACCTAGTATCTCGAGCTGCTTGAGGGTTCTCGAGCGCTCACTTGCCCGTTCAGGACTCGAAAGCATCAAAAGCTGCATACTACCTCTTTCTGGTGTTTTTACGGTTGTGACCGCGCCCAGCGCAAACTGCAAGAAGTTGTCCTCACTGAAGGTGTCTTTTGGCTCAGTGACGACAGGTTCAAAACTGCCTGCGGGTAAGGCGCGGGTCACGTCAGGGGGCAAGTTGTACACCTGCCCCGGGGTGAGCGTCTGCGCGTAACCTCCCAACGTGATGGTTGCGCTGCGCTTGACGCGGACTTTCACCTAAGTGCTCGCGAGTTCGTTGTTGGAAGCGTCAGGGTGATGCAGTACGGCAAACACTTGGTAGGTTGCGCCCGTACTTGCCCCTGTAACCGTCGTTTTGACGCGGACGTTTTTGGCGAGTCCTTTGTAGTCAAACGCCCTCATTGCCCCGTCTAAGGTGGCATCGCCAATGACAGGCGGCGTGCCTACGATGTCAGTAGCAGGGACATCCGCCCACGTGCTGCCGTCGTCGCTGGCTTCAAGCGCAATGGTGTGTGTGCCATCTGTCCACGTGTCAATGTCCACGTAGAAGGTTTGTGCGTACCAACCTTTGAGGTTGATGTTTACTCCCGTGGTGTCACTGGTTTTGGCACCGCCCCCGAGGGCAACGACGCCTTTACTTTGGGTAGAAAAGCTCTTGTCAACGCTCATTACTGACTCCGGGTGTAAACAACAAAGGCTTCGGGTTGTACAGGCTTGCCTGCTGCGCGCATATCAAAGCGGTAAGCAACTTTGCGCAAGCGTCCCAAGGTGATGTCTTGGTCGTAGCGTTTGACCGTGAACTGCCTGCGCATGACAATCACGTACTGCCGCATGTCGCCAAAGACGAACACAGGCTGTCCAGCACTACCGTTGTCGACGTGGTCAGGAAAGTACTCGCTCTCGAGCGTCGGATAGCCATTCAGTCTGTCTGGCTCACCTGCTTGCAAGCTCTCTTGCCACATGTAGTCGCCTTGGTTGTTTTTAAGCAGTCGCGCATGACGCACCCCGCTGCGGCTCAGGACGTAACGAGCGTTGCGGCGGTACTGCTTGCGCATGTCGTAAGCGGCTTTCACGACGTCATCACTGGAAAACGCTGAACCTGCTGTGGTGTTGGCTTGCACGCTGGGCAACCCAGCTTGCGTCACCCCAGTGGGTTCGTTGTTGCCGTCGCCTTGCAAGACTGCCCACTCGAGCACATCACTAAAGTAGTTGGCTTGCTCGGTGAAGATGATTTGTTCGATGTCCCTGTCGGTGTCGCTGATTAGGTCTTCATCGACGTAAATCATCTCGCTAGGTGACGTTGGTACGAAGCGAATTTCCCCGAAGCGGCGCACGGCGTTGGTGTTTTCAGGTACTTCACCAATGCCCTTCCACGACACATCTGGGCGGCGAATCATCGAGCCAAGGGTCATGCTGCCTGCGTTGGTGTTGTAGACCGTACAGATTTCCAACATCGAAGTGACGTTGTTGACGTAGCGGATGATTTCATCGCGCATGTCAACAGGTGCAAGGATGCCCCCGTCGGCTTGTACGTTGGGAGAAAGCGAGTCTAGGGCGCGTCCTTCGTGCTCGAGTTTTTCGAGTACTTCTGAGTGCTTGGCACTTAGCCGCTGCCGACTGAGATACGCCTTCACGGCTGCCCGTTGTTCGGTGATGCGTTTTTCGGGAGACTCGACCACATCTGCCCCGCCACGCTTGAGCAGGGCAATTTCGCGTTCAAACAGTTCGCGTTCGCGTTTGCGCTCTTCAGCCTCTTGGTTGCGCTCTTGACGCAAGGTGTCGAGTTCGCCCTGCATCTTTTCCATCTGCTCGAGGGCAAGCGAAGAACGCTGCCCAGCTTCGGCGACTTCGTGGCGCGTGTCTTCGTCAAGTTGGCGCAACATCGCCATGATTTTCTGGGTCTCAGTAGCGTTATTGCTACTGACCCCTGTCACATTGGACATGGTTACTCCTTAGTTTTTGTGGGTGAGTTGGTTGTAGATTTGCGTTTCAAGGCTGACTTGCTCGGCTCGAGTGAGCATCTGAGAAAGAAAGGCTTGAATCTCGTCTGAGCCAGCGTTCTCGTTTTCAAGTGCAGACGGGTCGGCTCGAGTGTCTGCTGGTTGGCTTACGCCAAGTGCAGGCGGGTCAAGCTGAGTGTCTGCTGGTTGAGCACGGGTTTCCTGCGGCTCGTCATCCCTAGCAGCGTCGTCTTCGTCGGCTACCAGTGATGCCAAAAGAGTGGAAGCGTCCCCAAGCATCTTGGAAACGTCTTTGATTTTCTGGCGGTTCTTACGACTAAGCACCGCCCCTGCCCGTGTATCGGCAGCTTCACTGACCTCGCTATCGGGCGTATCAACGGGGTCAGCTAGGGCAAACGTGACAGCTTGGTTGCTGCGCGTTGCCCAAGAAAGTTCAGTCACAGGGATGTTGCGAAATGAGATGGCAGGCAAGGTGTCAAGCACCTTTTGCCCTTCACCCTTTTGGACTCTGACGAGGGGTACTCGAGGGGCAGCGTTAAGCGCCGAACGGGTGTAAGGCAGTTCGCCTGCAAGCACGTCGAAGGCGCTAGTGAGGGCGTCGCTACGCACGGCAAGCACAATTTCATCGAAGTCTCGAGCTTCTAGCACGCTAAATTCGTCAAGGTTGACGGTGCCGTGGGAGACCAAGGAACGCTCGAGCAATACCCTTGCCACTTCGGGGTTGCGCTCGTGAATGTTGTCAAGCACAACCAAGCGCAAGGTGTCTTCGCGGGATAGCAAAACCTCTTCGTCGATGTCCCGCAGGGCTGCAAATACCTCGTCACTAATCAGGTCATTGAGAGGCAAGGTAATGGCGGCATACTCGCCTGCGCTACGCACCCCGAATACTCCTGCAAGAGGCTGCGCGGGAACCGTCACCATCGACACTTCCACCAAATCCACTTCTTTGATTTCGCGGATGCCCTCAACGTAGGTGTCTTGGTTGACCATGAAGCCAAAGGACATGGGTTGCGGACTGCCGCGCTGTTGGCGGCGGCGCATAATCACGTAGCGTTCACGGGCGGCGCGCACTTCTTCTTGGGGATTGGTGGAAATGAACAACTCCCCGCGCACCCGCAAGCCGTAGTCGTCTTCCTCGAGCGAGGTGGACTGCCCAATCTGTGCCCCGTGCTCATCGAGCAGTGGCACAACGCCCTTGCGGTGCTGAATCGTCCTCGTGAAACAACCTTTGATGAAGCGGCTGTTGTAGCTGTCTACGGCGTCAAAGACACTGGCATAGCCTTCAAACGTGCCTTCTTCGCCAACTTCGCGGATGTTAAATGGCGTGAAACGGACTTCTTTTCTCTTCATGGCTACCCTCCTTCTGGCGGTTTCGGTAAATCGGCATAAAAAAACCGCCCGAAGGCGGTGGTATGTGGTTTATGGGGCGCTCATGGGGAAGCCTCCACGTTTTCAATCTCAGCAAGGCGGCGCTCGAGCACCGCAATCACTTCACGTACCTTGTGTGGCTCGAGCAGTATTCCGATAGATAAAAAACGCTCTTCTGCATCGGCACAGCCAATAAACTCCTTGATAAACAAGCAGCCTGAGTCTGTGCCAATGGCAATGCCTGCGTAGTCATCTTCTGAGTCGTCATCAGGATGAATGAAGTCGCATTCTTCTGCGGGGGTAATGAAGGGGTTTTTCCTTCGCAGCTCGTCTACGTGTTCTTTGAAGGTCACACTCATAAAGCCTCCTTGAGTTGATAGCCCACGACACAGCGGCAGTTAATCGTCTCGCTGGGGTCGCCTGACGGATCACCGGGGTATCTGAGTCCGTTGGAAAAAGGTTGCTCGAGTTCACGCACTTCACCGTCTATGGCGAGATGCGAGGGGCGCACGATGCCGTCTTGACGGCTAATCCACTCCTTAACAAGGGGGTCGCCGCCTGCTTCAATGAGCCTGCCCATTTGAAATTGACTTTCGCCCATAACCAGCCCCACTTCCGAGGTGGCAATAGTCATTGTTCTGGCGCGTTGCCAACGGGCATAGAGTTCCTCGAGCGCGTCAGCCGTCAGGGTGCTCTCGAGTCCTGCTGCTTCAGCGTCAGCCAGCAAGGCGCGTACAGCGTTCACGCTGCTGTCGTTAATGAGGTCAGTGCGCACCGGGGCAAATTCTTGGGCAAGTAGGTCAGCTTGACGCCGCCACATAGCGGGTGCACCTTGGCTGAATAGCTCGCGGTACACATCCTCTCCAAAGGACTCCGCTCCAGCGCGGTACACCGCCGACAGCACCAAGCGCCAATACTGCCGCTCGCGTGCCATAGCTTCATAGACTGCCGTCGCCCCATACTCCCGGTAGCCCTCAGCCACTTCACCGCCAAAACGGGCAAACACAGCAGCTATCTGTTCCGCTACATCACGCTCAAAGGCAAGGCGTTTGTTATCGGCTCTTGTCCAATAGTCCACGCGGTTGGTGATACGGCGGATACCGCGCTGTTCGTCTTGGTTGTCTAGGGTGTCTTCGTCTTCTTCGTTGTCCTCGTTATCTACATTGTCTTGGTTGTCCTGAAAGGCAGCGGGGACGGGTTGCACTTTTTTGATGCGCATATTCAAATCAAGTTTTTCTGCTACGTCTTCGGGTTCAAACCCCGCACCAATGAGGACGCTAGCAATCTGCGCCCGCTCTTTGTACATGGTCGAGAGCGCCTCGACCTTAGAAAAATCAGGGGCAACAAAGAACTCGTCTTGACCAGCATTGGGATAAAACTCGTGCACTAACCCTTGCGTGAGTTCGTCGGCAATGGCGTTGCACCATGGCATAATCGTGTCCACCCAGTAGGTAAACCGCGCCCATTGCTTGTTCGCAAACGTCGCTGACGTATTGAAACCCAAGATTATGGGGTCAATCTCAAAGCCCATAGCAATGTCTTCTCGAGACATGCGGTGCGCTTCGATGACCTTGAGTTCTTCCATTGACTGGGTGAGTTGCTTGTAGTCAATGTCTTTGTCAATGACTAGCACTTTGCCTGCGTTGGCGGGTCCAATGATTTCGTGTTT